AGGTGGCGTTACCGATGCCTAATCGCATGCGGGCGTGGCGTGCGTTGCCGGGGAATCGCGAGCGCGAGAATCGGCGGCGGCGGGAGCGGCGGGCGGCGGCGCGGGCCGCCGCGGCGACATCGCCGCCGATGCCGCCGGTGGTGGTGGGCTGTGGTGATGAACTTGCCGCGTTGGTGGAGTGGGCGGAGTCGACTCTGGTGGTACCGGCGGGCCGGTTGCGAGGGCGGCCTTTCCGGGTGGCCGGGTGGCAGTTGGCATGGCTGCAGGAGTCGATGCGGCCTGGGGTTATGGAGGCCGGGTTATCCGTGGCCCGGAAAAACGGCAAGACGGCGTTAATTGTTTTGGTGATTCTGGGCTTTTTATGCGGCCCGTTGAATCGGGGGAATTGGCGGGCCGCGGTAACATCGCTGACTGGAAAACTGGCCGGTGAGTTGTTGCAACAATTGCGCGAGATTGTTACCGCAAGCGGGCTGACCGGCGTGGACATGCGCGCGACACCGTCGCCGGGTGTTGTGCATGGCATGCGCGGAGCGCGAGTCGATTTTCTGGCCGCTGACAAAGCGACCGGGCATGCGGTGGGCGTCGACTTGGCGATTATCGATGAGGCCGGGTTGTTGGACGAATCGAAGCGGGCGTTATGGAACGCGATGCTGACATCGACAAGCGGGCGTGATGGCCGACTCTGGTGTATATCGATACGCGGAGACGGGCCCATGTTTGCCGAACTTGCCGAGCGCGCCGGCGACCGTGCTGTGCATTGGAAAGAGTACGCCGCCGCTGCAGGCGCGGCAATCGACGACACGGCGGCGTGGGCGGCCGCGAATCCGGGCATGGCGGACGGAATCAAGTCACCGGAGTATATGGAGCGCGCGGCGCGCCGGGCGTTGGCGTTATCGAGTGAGGAGTCGGCTTTCCGTGCGTACGACTTGAATCAACCGCAATCGCCGGAGCGCGAAATGATTTGCGCAGTTGCCGATTGGCAGCGGTGCATGGTTGCCGAGTTGCCGGCGCGCGCCGGGCCGGTGTGCATTGGATTTGACATGGGCGGCAGCGCGAGCATGACCGCGGCGGCGGCAGTGTGGCCGGACACCGGGCGCATCGAAGTTTGGGGCGCGTTTCCGGCGACACCCGGCCTTGCAGAGCGTGGACTCGGTGATGGAGTCGGAGGCCTGTATATCGACATGCGCCGGCGCGGGGAGTTGCAAACTTATCCGGGCAGGGTAACGCCGGTGCAGGAATTTCTTGCCGATTTGAAAGCGCGCCTGGCCGGCGAGCGAGTCGCCGTTGCCGGCGCTGACCGTTATCGACGGGCGGAGGTGCTGACCGCGTTAGAATCGGTGGGCGCGAACTGGCCGATGCAGTGGAGAGGAGTCGGCGCGAGCGCGACGGCCGATGGGAGTGCTGACATCCGGGCTTTCCAAAGGGCAGTGCTGGAGCGCCGAATCAAGACGACGGGGAATTTGTTATTAGAGTCGGCCATCGCCGAGTCGGCGTTGCGTTACGATGGTGCGGGAAATCCGGCCCTGGACAAGCGCGCGCATGCGTCGAGAATTGATGCGCTGCAGGCGGCGGTAATCGCTGTTGGCTTGGCAAGGTTGGAAAGCAAGCGCGGCAGCGAACATGGTTATCGAGTGGTGACGGTATGAACATGCCGATGCGCATGCCGAGTGCGCGGTGGGCGCGAGTGCGCCTTGCGGTTTTCCGGCGCGACGGTTATCGATGCCGTGAGTGCGGCCTGGCCGGCCGGTTGGAGTGTGACCATGTGATACCGCTGCAGCGCGGCGGCAGTGATGACATCGGTAACATGCAGGCGTTGTGCCGCGCATGCCATATCGAGAAGACACGGCGCGAACAGAGTCGGCCGCAACCGCGAGGGCATGATGAGTGGCGGGCGCGAGTCGCCGCGTTGCGCAAGGAATCGGCGGCGCGTACGGTGCGCTGAACGGGCGGTTACCGCCGTGAGTCGTACAGAACTGCGCAAAACGCGCCTATTTTGACCGTGAATTTGCCGAATTGATACCGAAAATCGACTAATTCGGTCGGCGCGCCTGCGCTAAATGATACCGCCGGGCCGCGCGCGCGGCCGGAAATGCCCGGCCGCGCGGTGATGATGATACTAATTAAATTTCAAGTCGCCGGAATCCGGGCGCGGCGCGGCGAGGGCGGACTCTGGACTCGACTCGATGCGGTGCAGCAGGTGCGCGAACGGCGCGAGGGCGGCCCGCATGTTATCGATGGCGTTGGCGTTATCGGTTGCGATGCCATGCGCGTTGCGCAAGCGCGAGTGGCATGCCCCGAAATTGAGAATCAACCATCGAATGCGGGCGGCGCGAGTGCGTACGCCGGCCGGAAAAATTGGCGGCGCGGCGTTGGCAAGCGCATCGAGTGCATCGACGGCGACGGCGTCGAGACGCATGGTGAACACGGTCGGCGGCCGCGGCTTGACTCTGGACTGGCGTTTGCGAGTGGGCATGGTGCTTTCCCCGATTATGGTGACTGGAGGGGAAATGATACCATAAACGCCGGCGACGGCGGCCGCCGGCGGACGCAATTGATACCAAATTGAAACGCCGGCGCGCGCGTCGGCAGGCGCAATTGACACCGTCGCCGAGTCGGGCGTGATTCGGGGGAGTTGTGATTATGTAAAACGCCGTCGCCTGAAAATGAAAACGCCGCCGCCGGGCTGACATTCGGCGGCGGCATTTTCGGTTGCGTTTTAATCCGCAGGCCCGGAGGCCTGAAAGTGAGTCGGGCGCGCCGGTGGAATCTTTGACAAAACACCGGCGGCCGACTCGGCGCGGGCCGGTTGACACCATGCGCGCAGTGCATGCGAACAGGCCAATCGATTAAAGCGCGAGGGCGGCATGGCTGACCGCCGCCGCCCCCTACTACCCGCGCGGCAGATGATAACCGGCGACCGCGGCGAGAGTCAAGGGCGTGGGGTGCAAAAATTGTATGGCATGGCATGGGGTGCAAAAGTTGCAGGGCATGACATGGTATTGACATCGGCAGGCGGGGGAGTTAAATTTGAAAGCGGACTGGCTAACCCAACACCGAGGTTAAGACCATGACCAGTCTGCAGAAAATCCAAATTCGGCAAGCGGAGATTCGCAAACGCATGCGCGAGTTGGAAAGCGTTGACGATTCGGAATTGACGGCAGAGCAGCGCGCCGAAATCGACAAGGCGGCGAGCGATTATGAATCGCTTGATACCAAACTGAAGGCCGCGATTATCGCCGCCGATGAATCGGAGAGTCGGGCGCGGCAGGAATTCGGCGACGGTGAAACCGTCGAGATGCGGGCCTTGATGGCCCGCGCAACCGTGACCGGCTATCTTGAGCATGCGAGGGCGGGGACGGCCCTTGACGGTGCAGAGCGCGAACTGAACGCGGCATGCGAGTTGCGAGAGACCGGCGCGGTGCGAATTCCGCTGGTGCTTTTGGAAACGCGGGCCGATGCGGTTACCGATACCGCGGCGCTGGACGGGCCGACTCGACAGCGGCCGGTGCTGCAGCGACTTTTCGGGCGCGACATTCTGGACGCGTTGGGTGTGCGCATCGACACGGTTGGCGACGGCATGAGCGAGTGGCCGTTATTGACCGGCGGCGCGGCCCCTGGGCAGGTTGCCGAGAAGGGAAAAAAGGACGCGGCGGCGGCGACTTTCGAGACGCAAACTCTAAAACCGAAACGACTGACCGGCCGCTATGTGTGGACGGTGGAGCAGGCGGCGCAGGTGGCCGGTTTGGAGGCCGCGTTGCGCAGGGATTTGGGTGACGCGGTGCGGGCCCAGATGAGCGAACAAGTTATCGCCGGCGACGGTGTGGGCGCGAATGTGACCGGCTTTCTAAACCGCCTTGCCGCGCCTGCAGCGCCGGGCGCGGTGGCCGCGTACGCCGACTATGCAAGCATGGCGGCAAGCGCGGTGGACGGAATCCATGCCGAGATGGAGTCGGAGGTGGGCGCGGTGTTGGGTGTGACGACATACCAACATGCGGCCGGCGTTTTTCAACAGGGCAGTGGGGAGTCGGGGACAGAGGCAATCAAACGCCGATGCCGCGCATGCCGGGCGTCGAGTTTTATTCCGGCCGCGGCCGCCAATGTGCAGGCCGGCATTTTGCATGCCGGCGCGGACACGATGCGCGGCGACACCGTCGCCGCCATGTGGCCGGCCCTGGAAGTTGTGCGCGATATTTATACCGGCGCCGCGCAAGGCACGGTGGCGTTAACTTGGGTTGCGCTGTGGGATTGTTATACCGCTTTCCGGCCGGAGGCCTACAAGCGAGTCGCTTTCAAACTTGCCTAAACCGATAACGCGGTGACGGTGATGACCGTCGAGAGGCGATACGCGGCAATCGAGAGCGATGGCCGGCAGGTGCGCGGCGTTGCCATTAAATACGGTGACGCTGCGCAGTTGCCGGACGGCCGGCGCGAGCGAGTCGAGGCCGGCGCGTTTGCGATGATGAGCGGCGACTGCATCTTGAATCTGCAGCATGACCGCGCGCGGCCGTTGTGCCGCGAACCGGCGACGCTGACTCTGACCGACTCGGCGGAGTCGTTGCGCATGCATGCCGAGTTGCCGGACACAAGCGACGGGCGCGATGCGCGCGAGTTAATTCGGGCCGGTGTTTTGCGGGGACTATCGATTGAATTCCGCGTGACCGGTGAACGCATGGAGGCCGATACGCGAGTCGTCGAGCGCGCCGAGTTGGTGGGCTTGGCGTTGGTGGACAGGCCGGCGTACGCCGAGTCGTTAATTGACCGGGCGGCAGAGGTGCGCATGGCAGATGACGGCGGCCTTGAGTTGCGATTTTTTTACGACATCGACCATGTTATCCGTGACCGCATGCGCATGGTTGCCGGGTTGCCGGAGTTGCGGGCCGCCGAGATGCGCAAGCGCGGTTGGGGCCGTGGCTATGGCGCGGCCGGTTATGGGCGGCGCGATAAAGTGCGCAAGCAGCGAATTAAGTTTGGGGCGTTTCTGCGCAGCATCGAAGATGCCGATAACGAGATAACCGTGACGCTGGGCGCGCGCGATGGGAAACCGTTGGGCAGCAAGTCGACCGGCAGCGCGGTGATTATCGACGGGCCGGAGTTTCTACAAGTGACGGTCAGGCAGTTGCCGGACACGAGTTGGGTGCGCGACTTTCGGCAATCGGTTAAGAGCGGCGCGGCGGCGTACGGAGTCGCGCCGCTTTTCCGAATTTCCCCGCGCGAGGGGAGTCGGATTATCGAACCGGAGGAGGGAAATCCGGGCGTGAACATCGAGACCATAACGGAGGCGACATTGACCGGAGTCGCCGTTGTGCAGCGGCCGCCGAAGGGGAATCCGGGCATGGTGAAACTTGACGGCGGGAACATCGGCAAGCGCATGAGGATTCGGACATGGCTATGACGAACGGCGACTCGATGCCGCCGCCGGAGAATCCGCCGTCGCCGCCGGAGAATCCGCCTGCGCAACCGGCGGAGTCGCCGGCGCGGCCCGGCCAATTGACGGCGACCGAATTGACATCGACGGTTAACGATGGGTATGCCGCCGCCGCGGCGTACTTGCCGGTGGCCGTGGAGATGATTAAACGCTATCTTGGCGAGGATGATTATGCAAAGTTACCGGTGGCAATCGAGAACGAATGCATCGTGCGAATCGCCGGACACGGTTTGCAAAACCAAGGCGCGGCCGTGACTCAAGATGTGGTTGGGCCGCGCAGCATTAGTTACCCGGACGACCGCCGCGGCCTGTTGAAACGGTGCGGTGCGGAGTCGTTGTTATCGCCGTATAAAACGCGCGGCGCGGGAGTTATCGAGTGACTCTGGTGATGCAAACCGAGAGCATAACCGTCGATGCCGGCGCTGTGCGGGCGGCGGTAATTCCGGCCGGCCCGCGAATCTATATCTACACACCGGCGGCGCGGTTGACGGTGGGCGCGCGCGTGACATGGCGCGGTGATGATTATCGAGTCGAGAGCGTTGGGCGCGGCCGGGCCGCGGCCATGCGGGAGCGCGAGCATGCGTTGGTTTAAGCGGCCGCCGGTGGAGCGGCGCGAGGCCGCGCCGTACACCGATGCAATCGTTGACTCGATAGTTGCCGCGGCGACCGGGGGGACGGCCGCGGTGACGAATGTTGCCGCGTTGGAAATCGCCGCGGGCTACTGGGCGCGGGCCATGGCAAGCGCGGCGGTAACACCGGACATGCCGGCGGTAACGCCGGCAGTGTTGGCGATTATCGGCAGGGAGTTATGCAGGCGCGGTGAATGCCTGTTTGCGATAACCGTCGAGGCCGGCATGGTGCGGTTATACCCGGCCGCGAGTTGGGACATGCGCGGCGGCCCGTCGCCATCGACATGGTTATACCGACTCGACTTGTACGGGCCGTCGGGTAATGTGACGCGCCTGCTGACCGCCGACTCTGTTTTGCATTTCCGCTATGCAGTGGACCCGGCCCGGCCATGGTGCGGGTTATCGCCGGTTGGGTTTGCCGCATCGACAGGCCGCCTTGCCGCGAACATCGAGATGCGCTTGGGCGAGGAGGCCGGCGCGCCGGTTGGCAATCTGTTGGCGATACCCAAAGACGGCGGCGACTCGGCGTTGGAATCGTTGCGCAAACAGTTGGGGAATTTGCGCGGCAAGACCGCATTAGTCGAGACGACCGCGGCCGGTTGGGGGGACGGCCGGGCGGCCGCCCCCATGAGTGACTGGAGTCAAAAGCGCATCGGCGGCAATCCGCCGCCGGTGCTTAACGAGTTGCGCGAGGGCGCGGCAGTTTCCATTATGGCGGCATGCGGTGTGCCGCCGGCGTTGGGTATGATTGGAACGGGTACAGACGGGACGGCCCAGCGCGAGGGCTGGCGGCGATTTTTGCATGGAACAATCGCGCCCGTCGCCGCGGCCGTCGCCGATGAACTTGCGGTTAAACTGGAGTCGCCGGTGGCGTTGAATTTCGAATCGCTATTTGCATCGGACTTGACCGGCCGGGCGCGGGCGTTTGCCGGCATGGTGAAGGCCGGCATGGCAATCGAGAAAGCGGCCGCCCTGGCCGGACTGTTAACCGATGACGAGAGTTAAGTCGATGAGCGATGATGACGAGTTGCAAGCGTTGCGCAAGCGAGTCGCCGCGTTGGAATCGGAGGCGAAGGCCCAGCGAGAAATCGTGACGAAACTGGCGTTTAATTTTAATGAGTTGGCGACGGCATTAATCGCCGCCGTTGGCGCGCAGGCCGGCGATGCCGGTGCTGACGGCGCGAAAGCGAATTGACGACCGCTTGACTCTGGCCGGGCGGCAGTGGTAAAACCGCCGCGAACTTAAACAAGTTGCCCCCGGTGCGTGGCTGGCGCGACCGGGGGCGGCGTCGATGCCGAATGAGGCGGCAGTGACATGCAGGAATTTAACAGCGCGAAAGCGCAGAGTCAAGTACAGCAGAGGGATTTATTCCCCCCCCTCGCGCCGCCGACACCGTCGCCGGTGGAGTGGGTGACGGTGGAGAAGGCGGAGTGGGAGCGCGTTAACCGCCTGCTGAAGTTTTGCCGCGGCGACCGCAAGCGGCAAGCGCAATGCATCGCCGAATTGAAAGGCGATTGTGACAAGTTGTACGCCAAGTTGAAAGCGGCCGGCGGGGAGTTGTGATGAGCGCAATTCCCCGGCGGCGGCAGAGGGACATTTTCCGGGCGGACTTGCCGGAGCGGCCGTACTGCATGCGCAGAGTCGACGGCCGGCCGGAGGGGCGCATGCTAATCCGGCCCCGACTCGTTGCGCAGCGGTTTCCATATATCCAAATCAATCCGCCTTGGGTGACGCTGGCGATAGCATTTGACATCGACCGTGACGGCGGCGCGGGGGCATGGCTGGCCGCCGAGTTACCCGAACCGTTGGCAAGCGCATCGAACCGTGCGAACGGCCATGCGCATTTAATCTACGGACTTGCCGCGCCGGTGCTGACCGGGTTTGAGGCGCGGCGGCGGCCGGAGAATCTGTTGGCTGCAGTGCATGGCGCGATGACCGAACGCCTGCAGGCCGATGCTGGCTACACCGGACTAATCGCAAAGAATCCGCTACACCGCGGCTGGCGGAATCTGTGGAGTCGAGAACCGGCCCGCTATGAATTAAAATTCCTTGCCGAGTTTCTGACCGGCAGGGAAATCGACCGGCATTGGCCGTGGGTGCGCAATCGCAAACGCCTGACCGGACTCGGCCGGAATCTGGACACATTCCATACGACTCGGCTATGGAGTTATCATGCCGTGCGCGATTATTGGCCGGCGGCAGGGGAGCGGCGGCGACCGGCGTTTGCCGATTGGCAAGATGCCGTGACGAATCATGCGCGCGCGTTTAACGCCGAGAACCATGCCCATCCGATGGCCGACTCGGAATGCCGCGCAATTGGAAAATCAATTTCCAAATGGACATGGGCGCGATTTTCCCCGGAGGAATTCCGCGTTATCCAAAGCAAGCGTGGAGTGCGCAGTGGAGTCGTACGCCGCGCCGCCGTCGCCGACCGCGATGCCGCAATTATCGAGGCGCGCATGGCAGGCGCGCGAGCGGTTGAACTTGCCGCCGAGCATGGCCTGACGCGCCGCCGCGTCGAGCAGATTATCGCCGCCGCCGGCCTGACCGTTGCGAAATGAACCATATCCGGTAACAAGCGCAGTTTTTCCCCAAAAAAAGGACGGTGAGTCGGAAAGCATGAGTCGGTGAATCCGGTGCAGGAATTGACCGGGGCGGGGGACGGGTATAGTGTGGCGACATCGATTTTTTTTTTACCGCGGGGGCGTGGAATTAATTCCGGCGCGCCCGCAAAAAATTGACCGCCGCCGCGGAGGGGCGTGACCGATGCAAGATGCCTTGCCGATAAAACTGCTGACCGGGCATTGGGCCCGGCCTACGCTACCGATTCTGGGGTGGTGGCTAATCGAGAGCGAACCGGGCAGCGGCGTTTTCCTGTTTGCGCATGACGACCAAGCGCAGGCCATCATGGCGCGACACAATGCGCTATGGAAACGCAGCGAGGAGGGCCGCAGCGATGAGCGATGACGACCGCGCCGCAATGGAATCGATGGGGAGCATCGACCATTTTCTAATCGCCGCCGGAATTCCTGACGAGCGGCGACCGGGTACGCCAACAGAGGCGTGGACTCGACACACCGCCGCCGAACTGCTGCAGCGCGAGGCCCGCGGCGAAATCGGCAGCGCGCAGGCAAGGCAGGAAATGAAGCGGCTATGGGAAGCAGAGCGGCTAAAATGCCTGAATCCGTGAATTTTCCGCCGATGCCCAGAAATTCGACCGCCTGTGTGCGCCTGTACGCGCCTTTCGGCAGTGGGGTAGGGCGTTTGTATAGGGTGAATTGGGCGCGCCGAGAAGCGCGCCGATTTGCCGCGCAGATTTGGCGGCTATCAAACGACCGGCAGGGATACCCTGAACGCCCCCCAGAAAAACGGGGGGGAACGCGCGGCGAGTCGGGAAGTTGTGCAGGTGGCGTTACCGATGCCTAATCGCATGCGGGCGTGGCGTGCGTTGCCGGGGAATCGCGAGCGCGAGAATCGGCGGCGGCGGGAGCGGCGGGCGGCGG